CTTGATACAACTATAGACTGGAAAAATACGGGGGACAACTCTTACGATGGTGAGAAGTTAAAATTATTAGCACACGACGAATCAGGAAAATGGGAACGACCAGACAATATATTAAACAATTGGAGAGTTACAAAAACTACACTAAGACTAGGATCACGAATCGTAGGCAAATGTATGATGGGCTCAACTTCAAACGCATTAGATAAAGGTGGAGACAACTTTAAAAAACTATACTACAATTCAGACGTTACAAAAAGAAATAAAAACGGACAAACATCTAGCGGACTCTATTCTTTCTTCATACCTATGGAATGGAATTACGAAGGATTCATGGATACTTTTGGACTACCTGTATTCACTACACCAACGAATCCAATCAAAACAAAGCAAGGTGGAACAGTTACTAGAGGAGTAATTGATCATTGGAATAATGAGGTTGAAGGTTTAAAAGAAGATCAAGATGGTTTAAACGAATATTATAGACAATTTCCAAGAACTGAAGAACACGCGTTTAGAGATGAAACAAAAAATAGTTTATTTAATCTATCTAAGATATATCAGCAGATAGATTATAACGAAGAGATACAAAATACAAAGTCTATATCAACTGGTAATTTTCAATGGGAACAAGGTATTAAAGATACTATTGTAACTTTTTATCCTAATCCTAAAGGTAGATTTAATATTTCTTGGGTACCACCTAAAAATTTACAAAATAGAGTGATTATAAAAAATGGAGTTAAATATCCTGGTAACGAACACATGGGTGCATTTGGATGTGATAGCTACGACATTAGTGGTACTGTTGACGGTAGAGGCTCTAAAGGAGCACTTCATGGATTAAGTAAATTCTCTATGGAAGATTGTCCACCAAATCACTTTTTTTTAGAATATATAGCAAGACCACAAACAGCAGAAACTTTTTTTGAAGATGTGCTTATGGCTTGTGTTTTTTACGGTATGCCAATACTTGCTGAAAACAATAAACCTAGGTTATTGTATTATTTTAAAAGAAGAGGTTATAGAGGTTTTAGTATAAATAGACCAGATAGAATTTGGAATAAACTATCTACAACAGAAAAAGAAATAGGTGGAATACCAAACTCTAGCGAAGATATTAAACAAGCTCACGCAGCTGCTATAGAATATTATATAGAAAACTATATAGGTGAACTTGAAAACGGATATGGCGATATGTACTTTAACAAGACTTTAAATGATTGGGCTGGTTTCAATATAAACAACAGAACAAAATACGATGCTTCTATTAGTTCTGGTTTAGCTATAATGGCTTGTAACAAAAATAAATATAGACCTGTACCTATGAAAGAATTAAAGACTAAAATAGATTTAGGAATAAAAAGATATAACAACAAAGGATCTATCTCACAAATAATCAAATAAATGAAGAAAATTTTAACAAATAGTTATAGCACTTTTCCAGATCAGGTTGTACCTGATGAGATTAAGAATAGCTGGGACTATGGTATGAAAGTTGCCAAAGCTATAGAAGGTGATTGGTTTAGTGGTACTAGATCAGGAGTTGAGAATAGATGGAATAGCAATTTTAACAATTTTAGATTACGCCGATTATATGCAAGAGCAGAACAACCAGTTCAAAAATATAAAGATGAATTAGCTATTAATGGTGATTTGTCTTATCTTAATTTAGATTGGAAACCAGTACCTATTATACCTAAGTTTGTAGATATAGTTGTTAATGGTATGGATGATAAGCTTTATGATGTTAAGGCTTTTGCTCAAGATCCAGAGTCAAGAAGAGTAAGATCTGAATATGCTGAGGATATTCTTAGAGATATGCAAGCTAAAGAGTTCTTAACTAATATACAAGCAACTATAGGTTTAGACTTATTCAATAGTAGCAATCCAGAAGAACTTCCAGAAAATAAAGATGAACTAGATCTTCACATGCAGTTGAGTTACAAACAAGCAACTGAAATAGCTTGTGAAGAAGCTATAAATAACACATTAGACTTCAATAAGTTTGAGTTAACTAAAAAGAGAGTTATTGAAGACTTAGTTGTTTTAGGAATTGGAGCTACAAAAACAAGTTTTAACAAATCAGAAGGGGTTGTTGTTGATTATGTCGATCCTACACGTATGGTTTACTCTTATACAGAAGATCCTAATTTTGAAGATATATGGTATGTAGGTGAAGTAAAACCAATATCACTTCAAGAATGTAAAAAAGAATTTCCACATTTAACAGACGCTGATTTAGAAAGATTAGAGAAATACCAAGGTAATAGTAGCTTTTTATATAATTGGAATGGTAGACAAGATAATAATTCTATATATATATTATACTTTGAATATAAGACATACACTGATCAAGTTTTTAAAATAAAGAAAACATCTACAGGTTTAGAAAAGTCTATAGAAAAACCAGATACTTTCAAACCACCTATGAATGAAAACTTTGACGTTGCTAGTAGATCCATAGAAGTATTGTATCATGGCGCTAAAGTTTTAGGTTACGAAGAAATGCTTAAGTGGGAGCTAGCAGAAAACATGACTAGGCCTAAGTCGAATTTAGTCAAAGTTAATATGAATTATAACATCTGTGCTCCTAAGTTATACATGGGTAGAATAAACAGCTTAGTAAGCCGTATGATGGGTTTTGCTGATATGATACAATTAACTCATTTAAAGATACAACAAGTAATATCTAAAATAATACCTGATGGTGTATTTTTAGATGTTGATGGTTTAGCAGAAGTTGATTTAGGTAATGGTACTAACTACAATCCTAAAGAAGCCTTAAATATGTATTTCCAAACTGGTAGTATTTTAGGTAGATCAATGACGCAAGAAGGTGATCCAAACAATGGTAGAATTCCTATTCAAGAGTTATCTACTAATAGTGGTCAAAGTAAAATACAGTCTTTAATAAGTACTTATCAATACTATTTACAGATGATTAGAGATGTAACTGGCCTTAACGAAGCAAGAGATGGTAGTATGCCTAATTCTGATTCATTGGTTGGTTTACAGAAACTAGCTGCTGCAAATAGTAATACAGCTACAAAACATATACTAAATAGTTATCTGTATATAACACTTAGGACGTGTGAGAATATAGTTTTAAGAACTTCTGATGCTATAGAGTTTGAATTAACTAATGAAGCTTTAAAGAATAGTATATCAACTTGGAGCGTAGGTCAATTAGAAGATATGGAAGAATTCCATCTATATGACTATGGTCTTTATTTAGATTTAGTTCCTGATGAGCAGGAAAAGCAAAACTTAGAAGAAAATATACAAGCTGCCTTATCTAGTGGAAGTATAAATTTAGAAGATGCTATAGATATTAGGCAAATTAACAACTTGAAGCTTGCTAATCAAATGATTAAACTAAAAAGAAAACAAGCTGCCGCCGCAGCACAACAAGCTAGTGAAGCTAATATAGCTGCTCAAGGCGCCGCTAATGCTCAAGCTAGTGAAGCTGCTGCTTTAGCAGAAGTTCAAAAACAACAAGCGGTACTAGACACTAAGTTAAAGTTTGAGAAAGGTAAATCTGGATATGAAATAGAAAGAATGAGAGTTGAGTCTCAAATTAAGAGAGAACTTATGGAGCTTGAGTTTAATTACAACATGCAATTGGGACAACAAAAAATAAATAGAGAACAAGATAGAGAATCTAATATAGAAGATAGAAAAGATAAAAGAGCTAGAATAATTGGAACACAACAAAGTATGATAGCAAACCAAAAACAAAAAGAGTTAGACGCTATAGACTTTGAAAATCCAACTGAAACACAAAACTTAGAAGATCCTTTACAGGGGATTTTAGGTGGTTAATAAATTATATTATATTATATTATGGAAAAAAAAGATGTACCACAAGAAGGTGATTTTAAAATAAAGAAAAAACCTAAAAAACTTGTGCAAGACAAAAAAATAAATAAGGTAACTCTTTCAAAAAAAGAAGAACCTAAAAAAGAAGAAACAATTAATAAAGTAGAAAATGCCGTTCAAGAACAACCAAAAGAACAACCCGTTCAAGAAACAAAACCAGAGCAAGAACCAATACTCGAAGAGATTACACCAGAACCAAATGAAAAACAAGTTGAAGTTTCAAAGGAAGAGGTAATAGAAATATCAGAAAAAAAGTATGATAATGTTGAACCTGAGAAAAAAGCTTTTGAAAAACCAACAACTAAACCAGAAATAAAACTACCTGAAAATGTAGAAAAACTAGTTAGTTTTATGAAAGAAACAGGTGGCACTGTTGAAGATTACGTTACACTTAACAAAGACTATTCTAAGTTTGACGATACTTTATTAGTTAGAGAATATTATAAAAAGACTAGACCACACTTGTCAGATGATGAAGTTACTTTTATTATGGAAGACAACTTTAAATATGATGAAGAAGTGGACGAAGAAAGATTTGTAAAAAAGCAAAAGCTTAAATACAAAGAAGAAGTTGCTAAAGCCCGAACTTTTCTGGACACGATGAAGAGTAAGTATTATGATGAAATCAAGTTGAGGCCATCTACTACTAATGAACAACAGAAAGCTATGGACTTTTTCAATAGATATAACGAAGCAGAATCTGCTAGAGTAGAACAAAGAAATGAGTTTGTTAACAACACTAAAAATTATTTCCAAGAGGAGTTTAAAGGTTTTGACTTCAATGTTGGTGATAAAAAATTTAGATATAAAGTTAACAACCCTTTTGAGGTTGCTGATAATCAAATAGATGTTTCTAAATTCATGGGTAAATTTGCTAATGAAAAAGGACAAATATCTGATTTAGAAGGTTACCATAAAGCTTTGTACGTAGCTAGCAACGCTGATAAATTAATGCAACATTTCTATGAGCAAGGCAAAGCTGATGCTACTAGAGATATAGTTCAAAAGTCAAAAAACATAAACCAAGCTCCAAGGTCGGGTGAACAGGGTGAGGTTATGCCTAACGGCTGGAGAGTTAAAGCAATAACAGGTGTTGATTCTACTAAGTTAAAAATTAAAAAAAGAACATAAATAAAACTTAAATAATGGGAACATTAAGCGGTGGTGCTGTACCACCAAGCATAAAGCCTATGCCGAATCAGGTAATTGTTCAAGACAACTATATTGACTTTAACAACCTTGCAAACGGACAGTGGGCACAACAATATCTACCTGAGCTTTACGAAGCTGAAGTAGAGAGATACGGAAACAGAACTTTAGGTGGTTTCTTGAGAATGGTAGGAGCTGAGATGCCAATGACATCAGATCAAGTAATTTGGTCAGAGCAAAACAGACTTCACATTGCATATAAAGATGTTACTGTAAAAGCAGACGGCGGTTTTCCAAAATGTGAAATCGAAATAGATGCAGGTACTGGAAATCCATCAACTTCAGGTTTAAGAGTAGGTAACACTATTTTAATTTCTGATGCTGCTACAGGATTAGTAACTATTAAAGCTTTAATTACAAAGTTAGAAAATCCTAATGGATACGTAGTAAAAGCTGAGATATACAATGCAGCTGCTTCTGGAGCTGGTTCAACTGGAGGTATTCCAGATGTTTTACTACAAAATGATGCATGTAACTTATTTGTTTACGGTTCTGAATTTCCGAAAGGAAGTAACGGAATGTCTGGAGCTATCGAGCCTGGTGTAACTACTTTCACTAACTCACCAATTATCTTAAAAGATAACTACGAGCTAAGTGGATCTGATGCTGCACAAATTGGCTGGATTGAAGTTGCTACTGAAGATGGTACTTCTGGATACTTATGGTATTTAAAAGCTGAAGCTGAAACTAGATTACGTTTTGAAGATTACTTAGAAATGAGTATGGTTGAAGGTGAGAAAATGGCTACTGCTGGTACTAAGTTTGGAGATAAGTTTTCTCCAGCTGGAGCTTCTCAAGACATTAAAGGAACTGAAGGTTTATTTGCTGCTATCGAAGATAGAGGTAATGTATACACAGGATTCTCTACTACTGGTGTAGGATCAAGTGCATTAGAAGACTTTGATGATATATTAAAGCAACTAGATAAGCAAGGTGCTATTGAGGAAAACATGTTATTCTTATCAAGAGAAACTGCTCTTGAATTTGACAACATGTTAGCTGCTGTTAACGCTTCTGTAGAGAACGGAGCTTCTTACGGTCTATTCGACAATGAAGCTGAAATGGCTCTTAACTTTGGTTTTACAGGGTTTAGAAGAGGTTCTTATGACTTCTACAAAACTGACTGGAAATACTTAAACGATGCTACAACAAGAGGATTAGACAACCAAATTGATGGTGTTATGATACCTGCTGGAACATCTACAGTATACGATCA